TACTGTTCAGTGGAGTGGTCAGGGCGAACAGGAGATCGGAACTGACGCGAAGACAGGCCAGGTGCTCATCGAGGTCGATCCGACATTCTACAGGCCGGCAGAGGTGGATGTACTGACCGGGGATTCTTCGGAGTTTCGACGTATTTCCGGGTGGACACTGAGTCACTCGTTCGACGACCTGGTTCGCGTAATGGTCTCGTCGGATTTTCGCAGCGTCTAGTAATGCAGATATGGAAGTGGCTGATTGTCATCGGTATACTATTTCTCATCACATACAATCCGAGTACGCGAACTATGGCCAAATATTTTGATGACCCTAGATTAGATACGGGAGATGTATTCCCCAAACCCGAGAGAAAAGCACAAAGCAATAGCGGTTCCAGTGACGATGATTAATGATCGACCTCACATGCTGATCGTGCATGACCGTCGATACAAGGAATGGACTTTTGTGACTGGTGGATGTCGACGTCGAGAGGTTTACAATCCTCTACGATGTGCTATTCGTGAACTCCATGAAGAGACACGAGGGCTTATCGATGTGAAAAGTGGGTCGTACACCTACTTTCGATTCACGACCAATTATAAAGGTCCAGGGGACACCGAGGCCGACGCCGACACGGTGAGTGTCTACCACGTCTACGTCCTCGATCTCCCCATGACCCCCATAGAACAGAAATACATGATTCAGAGATTTAACGAAGAAAAGGTGAAGATGGAATCTTCCCAAGTGCCATTCAAAAAGAATCACGATGAGAATACGGCCATCATATGGGACACACTCGAAGGTATTTCGAGTCGCAATGACCTATGGATACTCGTCCGTGAGTGCATCATAAATAACCCCGATTTTACCAAGGCGCTTCATGCGTCGAACAAAACACCATTTTATCTTCGTTCATAAAAATGACAAAGTCCAAAAGAGCCTTTGCCGAGATGTTTGCAGCTGCACAGGGCCGTGAAGGAGACACGAGTCTCATTGACGAACTGTGTGAAAAGTATACGATGATCGAGATCATCTATGAGATGAAAAAGTATGAAGAGGAGCACAAGGAGCCCGAACCCGCCCCGCCCAAGGAGCCCGAACCCGCCCCGCCCAAAGTGATGGATTTCTGGAGCCGTTTATCAGGTGATGATTAAGAGCTTATTGTTATATAGCCCTGACCTGCATTTGTTGTTGTGATCTGTGACCATGCAACACTTGACCAAGAGCCACCGCCTCCTCCACCTTCGCCGTTTCCCAAGTTTGCTCCACCGCCTCCTCCAGAATAACCACCTCCTCCTCCACTTCCAGCACCTCCAACAGAACCACCAGTCCCACCTCCACCAAAACCACCTGAAGAAACTCCACCAATTCCACCAGTTCCACCATTTATAAAAGAAAGAGCCGCCGTAGATGTCTCTCCGTTAGCTGGATTAACAAGACCATTTCCTATATAACCTCCTCCCCCCTGACCACCATACCCCTGTGTATTTGCACCTCCACCATTCCCACTAGTCCCTCCCGTCCCGAATAAAGCGCTACGTCCATTAAGACCATTCCCTGATACTGCTGTATTTCCATTTAGACCTCTACCAGTTCCGTCCGTATATGGACTTATGTTACTACCATTACCCCCAGTTCCACTACTTATATCACTAGCAGACCCGCCAGCTCCTCCAGCGGCTATAAGGAGCGACGAGGTCGTCTCGTTGTACACAAATGTACCGCCATTACCTCCTCCACGAGAAAATTGTCCAGTAGTTTGAGCACCTTGTTGTCCAACCAATAACCGCAATACGTGCCCGACCGTCAGGGGTAAAGTAATTGTCACGACAGCTCCGTATGAAGTATAAATATAATTAGAATTAGTAGGTTGGGTTAACAACGACTTTGAGTTACCTGCACCAGCGACCATAAAAGTATATAGTCTTGTATAGGGTACAGTCCATCTTTGCATGCCAGCACTTGTACCCGTTCCGAGAACGAGTGCATATGGTGTTCCATACCCTGGATAGTTTGTTCCATATCCTGAAAGAGATGTTGGGCCAGTTTGATAATCTCCATTTAAAGTAGTGAACGTGAAACCATTAAATTGATATAATGGTGGTTTATAAACATCGTACAAATAGTTAATACAAGGAGCTGCAATGTATTTTATCGGCCCGTGAAAAGGTACATCCTTTTGGATTATGATACGCTGTAATTGTGGGATGATCATTTGATGGTTATGTGTCGCAAAAAACTCACGTTCTTCCTCCCCGAGATGTACACAATGCGACCAGCACCTATATACGTACTGCGACGCCATTGCAGTTGAGGTCCATGTGATATTGATCTCGATGCCGGTGTACTTGAGTGCTGCGATTGGCAAGGCTTGGCGGTCAAAGAAAAAACCAAGTGGCTGGAATGGAGTCGACGAGCGCTTCGAGTACGTGTCAGATTCGAGAACCTTCTGGATCGTATTGATGTATGTCAAGTCGTGCGTCGCGATCGATTGGTTGCTGATGACGAGCTCGACAGTCGAGATGATGTTTGACCAATCGGCATTAGGGGCGAGCGCCCCGGTCGTCGGGTCATGAGCAGTGAGATAGGTGTATCCGAGCAGATCGCTTTTTGGACTCAGAACAATCTTTCCGTCGAGAGGTACGAGGAATCGTTCAACAGTCGTGGCGAACGGGACGTGTCTTTTGAATCGTGATCTAAAAAAAGAAACTTAAGGATCACCAGAAAGCCAAGCGTCTTGTACCCCTCGGGCAAGAAGCTGAGCCGCTTGAACTTCGGCCATAACTATTTTCTTTATAGAAAATAAATGAAAGACGTTTTCGGCCTGGCACTCGGTGCAGTCGCATTGTATATCGCGCTCACATGGTCCTATGCAGGCTACAAGTCCGAGACAGACTCTGTCGCCGATCGCCTCAACGAGTCAGGCAGAGTAACCGCAACTATCTAGAAAAAACACCCCCATTTTCAATATGTCGCTCGTACTCACACGACCGCCCAAGCTCCCAAAACAAAAGGAGCGAAGCCAGCGTGTCTATACACTTCACTCGAGTCCGAACAATGTATTTGCATGGCGTCTTGACAATGAGCGCATGAAAACAGCAACAGTCGTGTTCAAGCGACAGCAGGATGCTGTTTTCATGGCAAAGATGATCGAGGAGCACGTCGTCCGTGAGAAGGAATGGCCGAACGTCTCGGTCGTCAACAACGTATTTAGTCTTTATGGGAATGGTTCATCTAATAATAATTCAGTCGATCCGGAGATCATAGAAGTTCGTTCATGGGACACGGAACAGTTGCGCATATTTTGTGTGACAGCCTATCTGGATATAGTCTCTCTCAATTCAGTCGAAAAGATCAGTGACGGGTTCAAGTTGAATGGTGAACTCATAACACTGAGTGTGCCGATCGAGTTTTACATTGATCGACTTGCTGTACTTTACGAGCTCTAGGCAGACGGAACGTACGCCTGACCCTTGAGAACCGCCTTGGCGTAAGCCATGGCGAGGACGAAATGGATGTGCGGCCAATCGAGCGCCTCGAGGTTCGACAGCTTAATCTTCATAGGATTGGCGTTGATGTCCTCGACAATCTTCTGTTGCAGGTTGATGTCACCGAGCTTCTCGGCGAGCAGGGTCATTTTCTGGAGCCATTTGACGTGACTCTCATCGGTCGCGACAAAGGCCTTCAGAAAACGGGAGGTGACCGACTCGGGGGTCGACATATTCCTTTATAATGAGGCGCGTCTTTATTTCAGTTCAATTCGAAATTTTAGTCGTAGTACATCAGCGATGCAGTACCGTCCCTGATGTCAAGGATATTGTATCCGACGGCATAGAGGTACTGACCTGTGATCATCGCAGTTAAAGGAACACTCGGAGGAGTGACAAGCTCAAACTTGTCGAGTCTTGAGAAATTTAGAGTCCCTGTAGGTTGAACAGACGCCGTATCCAGACAGAATGGAATGACCAAGACGTTCGAGAGCAAATAGCCATTCTGTGTGTGATAATATGTGTTCACATCTGACCATTGAATAAGATGCCGGTATTCGCCGACATCGACCGAATTGACTTTCAACTTGAGTTGATAATCCGCCATTCTTATTTAACAACAATATTTAAGAACTGTACAAAAGTGCACCCATACCACTTTGGATGCGCAGCACGTTGTAATTGACTGCGTACACGTAGAGGCTCGTGTTCACTGCATTACCGAAGGACGTGTCGCTGTTGCGTACGATGTTATGCATCGTTACGATAGACGGTGTAACCAGACGGTATGTGTCAATACGTGAGAAGTTAAGCGTACCAGTCGGCTGAAGCTTGGATGTATCCAGGCAGTACGGGATCACCGCCACATTGGCAGTGAACGTCGTAGGCACGTAGCCGAACGGCGTGTGGTAATATTGGTTTGTATCAACCCACTGGGTCAGGTGACGCGAGTCGCCAATGTCCGTGCCGTTCACCTGCGTCTTGAACTGCAGGTTGGCGGCGCTTGCCGGG